CTAACTATATATGCCCAGATTTAGTAGGTAGTAATAATGGAACTAGCTCTGGTATGGATGCTAACGCTCTTATAGGTGATGCACCTAATTCAACTGGCAATGGAACTTCTACTAATATGGCTATAGATGCAAACCTAACTGGTAACGCACCAAACTCTAGTAATAATAGTTTTTCAGTGAATATGGATTATGCAGATAGAGTTGAAGATGTAGCACCAACTCCGTAAAAAAGAAATTAAACAAGTAAATATATAAATAACAAGTAATTAACAAATAACAATTAAACAATGGCAACAACTTATGCAGTAATAAACTTGTCTGATACAAACGCTGTTTTGTTCAGTCAAGTGAATCAGTCTTCTGCTCAAACTATGAGAAGAAATGTAGCTAACACGCAGGGTGTTTTGTCTTATCAGGTAGAGCCAAGCTTTATTACTAACGGTTCGTTGGTGCCTGTTCAGACTTACGACCATGCTGGCATATTAACTCTATTAGCTACTCCAGAGTGGACTCCAGAAGATCCTGAGTAAAAAATAAAATCAATTTAATTTAATCAAATGAAAATAAAAGAAGAAGAACTTAAAACAATAAAAGATCAACAAGAAAAAATAAATTCAATACTACATCAACTAGGTTATTTAGAAAGCCAAAAGCACGGGCTGTTACACGAGTTAGCAGGCGTTAACCAAGATGTAGAAGAATTTAAAAATAAGCTTGAAGAAGAATATGGTGCTATCAATATTAATTTAGAAGATGGTACTTATACAGAAATAAAAGAAGAAGAGGAAGAAGAAGTAGCGGTAAGCCATGTCTAATGTAATACGTAAGATCAGTATTGGATCTGACTATAAGAACGATGCTATGCATTATTCTGTAGGTCAAGAAGTATATGGTGGACATAACATTTGCGATATATTATTTAGTGACAAAGATCACTCGTATAATATTTATATAACTAAAAACAAGGAGATATTACCTTGGAAAAAGTTTAATCGCAATATGGCAGTTTCTGTAGAGTACGATTTAAATTACTAATGAAAAGCTTATATTCATTTATTATCAAACCAAAAGAAGAAAGGTATGATAATATAAGAAAAGTAGATGATAAAACACTTATCATTAATACTAATATTGAAGATCACAGATTTGTTAGTAAAAAAGCTGTAGTTGTTTCTACTCCTGCAGCTTTTGACACCGACATAAAAGTAGGTGATGAAGTATATGTTCATCATAATATATTTAGAAGATGGTATGATATGCGCGGCAATGAGAAAAACTCTGCTACGTTTTTTAAAGATGATTTATACTTTGCATACCCTGAACAAATATATATGTACAACCTTAAACCACATTTAGAGTATTGTTTTGTTTCACCAATAAAAGAAATAAACACTCTAATAAACAAAAAAGAAAAAGAGCATTTTGGTATACTAAAATACTCTAATAAGTCGTTAGAACGCGTAGGATTAAATCCTGGAGCGCTTGTGGTGTTTACACCATACTCAGAGTTTGAGTTTATTGTAGAAGGTGAGCGACTTTATTGTATGAAATCTAATGATATAGCTATAACCCATGAATACGAAGGACACGAGAAAGAATATAATCCAAGCTGGGCGAAAAGCAGTTGATGAGTTAATTAAAGTGGCTGAAGAAAAGATTATCACACATACTGATGATGATGTATCTGCAGACCGCCTTAAAAATGCTGCAGCAACTAAAAAGCTTTGTATTATGGATGCTTTTGAAATACTACAACGTATTGAAGAAGAAGAAGCTATATTAACTGGTAAAACTGTAGAAAAAAAAGAAGAAAGAAGTTTTAAAGGTTTTGCTGAAGGGAGGAGTAAGTGAGTTACGAGCAAACGCTTTGGAAAGAGGTAAAAGATGTTATAAATGATAAATACCTTAAAAAACAAAATAGGTATAATAAGTGGGAGTATGGTTACAATAAAGAATATGATTTTATTTGTATAAGTAAAACAGGTAAAATTGGACAGATCATTGAAATACAAAACCTTCGCATTGCTTTACCAGCAGAAGATAAATGCTTTAAACGAAGCGAAGATAAAAAGAAACAATACTGGGAAAAGTTTGAATACCCAAAGGAATTACAAAGAATAAAAACTAGATTTGATTGGGAAGAATATCCTACAGATTTTAAAGAAAAGTGGTACGATTATATAGATGAAGAATTTAGAAGACGTGAAACTGGTTTTTGGTTTAGCAATAACGGCAATAGCACTTATATTACTGGTACTCATTACATGTACTTGCAGTGGTCAAAGATCGATGTTGGTGCACCCGACTATAGAGAAGCAAACAGATTATTCTTTATATTTTGGGAAGCATGTAAAGCAGATAACAGATGCTACGGCATGTGCTACCTTAAAAACAGACGGTCTGGTTTCTCCTTTATGTCATCAGCAGAACTTGTTAACTTGGCGACAATCTCAAGTGATTCAAGATTTGGTATACTCTCCAAATCAGGAGCTGATGCAAAGAAAATGTTTACAGATAAAGTTGTACCAATATCCGTTAACTATCCGTTTTTCTTCAAGCCGATCCAAGATGGTATGGACAGGCCAAAGACTGAACTGGCATATCGTGTTCCGGCATCGAAACTTACTAGAAGAAAACTTGAAGAGAATATTAAAGTAGCAGACATACAAGGTCTTGATACAACTATTGACTGGAAAAATACAGGTGATAACTCTTACGATGGTGAAAAGCTAAAAATATTAGCTCATGATGAAAGTGGTAAATGGGAAAGACCTGATAACATATTAAACAACTGGAGAGTTACAAAAACTACATTAAGGCTAGGATCAAGGATAGTAGGTAAATGTATGATGGGCTCAACATCAAATGCTTTAGACAAAGGTGGAGAAAACTTCAAAAAACTTTACTACGCTTCAGACGTTACAAAAAGAAATAGAAATGGACAAACATCTTCTGGACTCTACTCTTTGTTCATACCTATGGAGTGGAACTACGAAGGATTCATGGATTCTTTTGGACTTCCTGTATTCACAACGCCAAAGAATAAAGTCCTCGGAGTTGATAATGTCCCAGTTGAAACAGGGGTTATCGAGCACTGGGAAAACGAAGTTGATGGATTAAAAGGTGATAGCGATAGTTTAAACGAATACTACAGGCAGTTTCCAAGAACAGAGCAACATGCTTTTAGAGATGAAACTAAAAACAGTTTATTTAACTTAACTAAAATATACGCACAAATAGATTACAACGAAGAAATGCGTAATGTTGCAAATGTTACTAGAGGTAGTTTCATGTGGCAAGCAGGTATAAAAGATACAAGAGTTATATTTAACCCTCATAAAGATGGTAGGTTCTTAATATCCTGGGTACCACCTAAAAGTTTACAAAACCGAGTGATTATAAAAAATGGAGCGAAACATCCTGGCAACGAACACGTTGGCGCGTTTGGTTGTGACAGTTATGACATATCAGGCACTGTTGACGGTAAAGGGTCTAATGGTGCGCTTCATGGACTTACAAAGTTTTCAATGGAAGATGCTCCTCCAAACCACTTTTTCTTAGAATATGTAGCAAGACCACAAACTGCTGAGATATTCTTTGAAGATGTACTTATGGCTTTGGTGTTTTATGGTATGCCAATACTAGCAGAAAACAACAAGCCAAGGCTTTTATACTATTTAAAGCGAAGAGGTTACCGCGGTTATAGCATGAACCGTCCTGATAAAATATGGAATAAATTATCACCAACAGAAAAAGAAATAGGTGGTATACCAAACACGAGTGAAGATATTAAGCAAGCACACGCTGCTGCTATAGAAAGTTATATAGAAGAACATGTAGGTCAAAACGAATATGGTTTCGGCGATATGTATCATCAAAAAACATTAGAAGACTGGGCTAAGTTTGATATAAATAATAGAACAAAATACGATGCTTCTATTAGTTCTGGCCTAGCTATTATGGCATGTAATAAAAACAGATATGTGCCAGTAGCGCAAAGACAAACTAAGTCTGTTAATTTAGGTATAAAAAGATATGACAATACTGGTTATGTTTCAAAAATAAAATAAATGAGTATAATTCCAAATGCAAATCCAAATAGTTCTTTTCCTAGTCAGGTAGTACCTGATGCTGAAAAAGCTACTTATGACTACGGTTTAAGAGTTGGTAGAGCAATAGAATCAGAGTGGTTTAGAAATGATAGAGGTTGGTACGATAGATTTAATACTAACTATAATAATTTCCATAGACTTAGATTATATGCTAGAGGCGAACAATCAGTACAAAAATATAAAGATGAGTTATCTATTAACGGTGATTTAAGTTATCTAAATTTAGACTGGAAGCCAGTACCAGTTATACCTAAGTTTGTTGATATTGTAGTTAACGGTATGTCACAAAGAAACTACGATATAAAAGCTTACGCTCAAGATCCTGAGTCTATAATGAAGAGAACAGCTTACGCTGAAGCTCTTCAAAGGGATATGATGCAAAAAGATGTTATAAACCAAATAAAACAAGTTACAGGTTTAGATGTATCAAAATCTCAAGGAGCTGGTTTAGAGTTAGAAAATGAAGAAGATTTACAGTTACATATGCAGATGAATTATAAAGAGTCTGTTGAAGTAGCTGAAGAAGAAGTAATTAATCAAGTATTAGATTATAATAGATATGATTTAATTAGGCGTAGATTAAACTACGATTTAACTGTACTTGGTATTGCAGCTGTTAAAACTAGGTTTGACAGAACAAACGGTATTAAAGTTGAATATGTAGATCCATCATCGTTGGTTTATTCATATACTGAAGATCCAAACTTCGATGATTTATACTATGTAGGTGAAGTTAAAAACATATCTTTACCAGAACTTAAAAAGCAGTTTCCATATTTAACACCTGCTGATATAGAAGAAATACAAAAATATCCAGGTAATCAAAACTACACTAGAAACTGGAGTGGTAGATATGATGATCAAACTGTGCAGGTACTTTATTTTGAATACAAAACATATACTAATCAAGTATTTAAAATAAAACAAACTGCTAATGGTCTTGAAAAAGCGCTTGAAAAACAAGACACATTTGTAGACGCACCAGAAAATGATGGATTTAAAAAAGCTTATAGATCAATAGAAGTATTGTATAGTGGAGCTAAAATACTAGGGCATGAAAAAATGCTTAAGTGGGATGTAGCTGAAAATATGACAAGACCTTTTGCTGACACTACTAGAGTTAACATGAGTTACAATATAGTAGCGCCTAGATTATATAAAGGTCGTATAGAATCTATTGTAAGTAGAATAACTACTTTTGCTGATATGATACAGCTTACGCATCTTAAACTACAACAAGTAATGTCTAGAATGGTGCCTGATGGTGTATTTATGGATGTTGATGGTTTAGCAGAGGTTGATCTTGGTAATGGAACAAACTACAACCCAGCTGAAGCATTAAATATGTATTTCCAAACTGGTAGTATCGTAGGTAGATCAATGACGCAAGATGGTGGTATGAACCCAGGTAAAGTGCCTATACAAGAGTTAGCTACGTCAAATGGTCTTGGTAAAATACAATCTCTTATACAAACGTATGAGTATTACCTTAAAATGATAAGAGACGTGACCGGACTTAATGAAGCTAGAGATGGAAGTACACCTGATAAGTATGCTTTAGTTGGTTTACAAAAATTAGCTGCTGCTAATAGTAATACAGCTACAAGACATGTACTACAATCTAGCTTATATTTAACATTAAAAGCTTGTGAAAATATATCGCTAAGAGTTGCTGATGCTTTAATGTTTCCTATGACAAAACAATCACTTACTTCTAGTATATCTAGATATAACGTAGGTACATTGGAAGAATTATCTAACTTAAATATACATGATTTTGGTATATTCTTACAGTTAGAGCCAGATGAAGAAGAAAAACAAGTACTAGAGCAAAATATACAAATAGCTTTACAAGCTGGGCAAATAGATCTTGAAGACGCTATAGACATAAGAGAAGTTAACAACTTAAAGTTAGCTAATCAAATGTTAAAAAAGCGTAGAAAAGATAAAGCAGAAAGAGATCAACAAGCGCAACAAGCTAACATACAAGCACAAGCGCAAGCAAACGCACAAGCTAGTGAAGCAGCAGCTTTAGCAGAGACACAAAAGCAACAAGTTTTAACAGAGCAAAAAATGCAACTTGAAAAAGCTAAATCTGATTTTGAAATACAAAAAATGGAAAGAGAAGCTCAAATTAAACAACAGTTAATGGAACTTGAGTTTAACTTCAATATGCAACTTACTCAAGCTCAAGGTCAAGCTAAGAAAAACACTGAAGCTTTTAAAGAAGATAGAAAAGACGAAAGAACTAAAATTCAAGCAACTCAACAATCAGAGTTAATTGATCAACGTAAAAACGATTTATTACCAAAAAACTTTGAATCCGCGGGTAATGATGCAATGGGCGGATTCGGTCTAGAGCAATTTACGCCTAGATAATTATTAACTATTATATTATATTATGTCAGAAGAAGTAAAACAAGAAGGTGACTTTAAAATTAAGAAAAAACCAGGTCGTCCTAGAAAACTAGCTTCTCAAAAAGAAGAAGCAATAAAAGTAGATTTAAGTAAAAAAGAAGAAGAAGATGCCGTTAAAGAGCAAAGTACAGATGAAGTATCTGTTCGCGACGAATCCAGAACTAGCGAAGAAGTTCCTCAAGAAAACGTCGAAGAAGCAACTGAAAAACCTACCGAAAAGAGTAAAGAAGAAGAAAAAGTAATTCCAATACAAGAAGTTACTGAAGAAGAAGTAGAAAAAGAAGTTGTACAAGAAGCAGTACAAGAACAACCAGTTGTAGAACAAAAACAACTCCCAGAAAATATAGAAAAGCTTGTGGCTTTTATGGAAGAAACTGGTGGAACTGTTGAAGACTATGTTAGGATTAATGCTGATTATTCTAACGTAGATAATAATACATTACTTAGAGAATACTACAAACAGACTAAACCACATTTAGATTCAGAAGAAATATCTTTTATTATGGAAGATAGTTTTTCATATGATGAAGAAGTGGATGAAGAGCGAGATATAAGAAAAAAGAAACTCGCTTATAAAGAAGAAATTGCAAAAGCCAAAAACTTTTTAGAAAGTTTAAAGAGTAAATATTACGACGAAATCAAGTTGAGGCCGGGCGTAACTCAAGAACAACAAAAAGCGGTTGACTTTTTCAATAGATATAACGAAGAACAACAAGCTGTGCAACAACAGCATACACGTTTTAAATCTAATACTAAAAACTTTTTTAACCAAGATTTCAAAGGTTTTGATTTTAACATTGGTGAAAAAAAGTTTAGGTATGGAGTTAATAACACAAGCGAAGTTGCAGACACTCAATCTGATCTTACTAACCTAATCGGGAAGTTCTTAGATAACAAAGGTGAAGTTAAAGATTATAAAGGGTATCATAAAGCTATTTATGCAGCGCAAAATGTTGATACTATTGCTAATCATTTTTATGAGCAAGGCAAAGCTGATGCTGTTAAAGATATGATGGCAAAATCTAAAAATATAAGTAATGAACCAAGGACTACGTCCACCGGTGATGTATTTGTAAATGGATTAAGAGTAAAAGCAATAAACGGTGTAGACAGTTCTAAGTTAAAAGTAAGAATAAAAAACAAAACTTAAAACTAAATTAAAATGGGATTAACAACAAATGCCCCAGGTTTACTTCCACACCAGAAACAAGTTGCTTTATCTAGCAACTACCTTTCTTTTAATGGTGGTAGTGGAACTGGTGACAGTGATTCTTTTGCTCAACAATATCTTCCTGAGTTGTATGAAGCAGAGATAGAGAGATTTGGTAACAGAACGTTACAAGGTTTCTTAAGAATGGTAGGCGCTGAAATGCCTATGTCATCTGATCAAGTTATTTGGTCTGAACAAAACAGGTTACACATCTCTTACGATGGTTGTACTAACAATGGAGCTGGTACTATTTTAACAGTTCCAATTGATGGTGATACTAAAGAGTGTGTAATTAGAATTGGTGCTACTGTAGTAATTTCTAATGGATTAACTAGTGTTAAAGCTAGAGTTCATGATGTAGATGCTGCTACTGGTACTGGTGCTTCAAGAATAGCTAATGTACACTATAAAACTTATAAAGTTAATGATGGTTCTGGTTTAGGAACTACAGCTGGAGCTTTGAAAGTTTTTGTATATGGTTCTGAATTTGGAAAAGGTAGCCAAGGCATGGAAACTTTCCAAGTTGGTGGTGCTAACGTTGCTGCTATTCAGCCTGAATTTACACAATTTTCAAACAAGCCAATTATACTAAAAGACTTCTATGAAGTTTCTGGTTCTGACACTGCTCAAATTGGTTGGGTTGAAGTTGCAACTGAAGACGGAACTTCTGGATACTTATGGTATTTAAAAGCTGAGTCTGAAACTAGATTAAGATTTGAAGATTATCTTGAAATGTCAATGGTTGAATCTGAGAAAAAAGGTTCTACTACATCTGGTATTTCTGTTGATGGTTCTGAAGGTTTATTTGCTGCTATTGAAGCAAGAGGTAATGTATATAACGATTTTGCTGGTGCTGCTGCTCCTGGAGCTGGTGCATTAGGTGATTTCGATGCTATCCTTAAGCAATTAGACACACAAGGTGCTATTGAAGAAAACATGCTTTTCTTATCAAGACAAACTGCTCTTGATTTTGACGATATGATTGCTGCTATGAACGGATCGTATGCTTCAACTGGAGCTGCTTCTTACGGTTTATTTAACAATGAAGAAGATATGGCACTTAACTTTGGTTTCTCTGGTTTTAGAAGAGGTTCTTATGACTTCTACAAAACTGACTGGAAATATCTTAACGATGCTTCTACAAGAGGTTTAACCGCTGATATTGATGGTGTATTAATTCCTGCTGGAACTTCTACAGTATATGATCAAATCATGGGTCAAAACATCAGAAGACCTTTCTTACATGTAAGATATAGAGCTTCTGAAGCTGATGATCGAAGAATGAAATCATGGGTAGTTGGTTCTGTTGGTGGAGCTTACACTTCAGGATTAGACGCAATGCAAATCCATTTCTTATCTGAAAGATGTCTTTGTGTACAAGGTGCTAATAACTTCGTGTTATTTAAGTCAACTGTATAATTATTAACATTTTAAAGATTAGAAATTATGGGACATATAAAAATATCAAAAGGAAGTGGTGCGTTTGATATCGCATCAGCTGATGATGTTATAAGTGTAAAAGTAGTCAGCAACGACGTTGTAATTAGTTATAGTGGAAGCACTAAAACAACTATTGCATCTACTGGTGGCAACTTAGTTCAAGCTGACGCACAGTTAGTTATTAACGCAATTGATGCTATGGACGGAGCCTCAGGCCCTGCTCCATTAACAACATTAAGTAAAACAGATATAACTATTACTGGCGCTACCTTATAAAACAATAATAAGATCCCGCTTCGGCGGGGTCTTTATTAATTATTATATTATATTATATTATGGAAACAAAAGAAAAAACTCCTAAAGTAAAAAAAGATACTTGGGAAATGAAAGATAGGTATTATCATTTGTTAAATGATAATTCACCATTAACATTTAGAATTAATTCAAGGCACTCTGCAAGAAAACCATTAATGTGGTTTGATGAAGAAAAAGGTTATAATAGAGAACTTAGGTACGCTACTAACCAAAGATCTTGTTTTGTAGATGAACAAGATGGTTTAGTTACACTAGGTCATATTGTTTTTGAAGACGGTGTATTAATGGTACCAAAGTCAGATGTAGCTTTACAAAAAATGCTTTCACTATATCATCCAAATAGAAACAGATTATACTCTGAAAAAGATGATGTACAAGAAGCTGTAGATGATTTAGATTATTTAGAATTAGAAATAGATGCATTAAACATAGCTAAACGTATGGATATTGAAGACGCTGAAGCTATATTAAGGGTTGAACAAGGCTCTAGTGTATCACAGATGAGTTCTAAAGAACTAAAAAGAGATTTATTACTATTTGCTAGATCTAATCCAGGTTTGTTCTTAGAGTTAGCAAATGATGAAAACGTTGGTCTTAGAAACTTTGGTATTAAAGCTACTGAAGCTAATATTATAAGTTTATCTCAAGATCAAAGAACTTTCTCTTGGGCTAGTAACGGTAGAAAACTAATGAACGTTCCTTTTGATGAAAACCCATACTCGGCTTTAGCCGCTTGGTTTAAAACTGATGAAGGTGTAGAAGTTTATAAGTCTATCGAGAAAAAGTTAAAATAACAAGTGATTATAATCACCAGGGGCCGGGATTGCCGGCCTCTTTTTTAAAATATTAAAAATGGCAATAAGCGTAGATACAGTATATAAAACCGTATTACTTATATTAAATAAAGAGCAAAGAGGTTATATGACCCCTGATGAATTTAATAAAATAGGTAGTCAAGTACAAAGAGAGATATTTGAAGCTTATTTTGAAGATTTAAATCAGCAGCTACGTATACCACAGTCTGATGTAGAATATTCAGATCGTGTTGCCATTACAGATGAAAAAATAGCAGAGTTTAAAACAGAGTCTACTGCTACGTCAACAGGAGCAAATATATTTACGTTACCTACAAACTTATATAGATTAGGTTCTGTAACTCATGAACCAGCTAATAAGCTGCCTATAGAAGTTCAAAGAATAGGTAGAGCAGAGTTTTACAATATAAGAAAATCTCCACTTACAGCTCCTAATTCTTCATATCCATTATATCTATATGAAGATAATAAATTAACAATATATCCTACTACTATAACAAGTAAGGTAAAAGTTCAATACGTTAAAAAACCAGATGATATTCGTTGGGGTTATTATACTGGTAATTTAGGTCAATTAATAAATGATCCAACTGTATATGGCGATGATTTATTAAATACTAATGGTAATTTATTTGGATCTATAACAACACAGACTAGTGGTGCTACACAAGGAACCTATACAGGTACAGTAGGTGTTACACCTGGTTTTTCTACTAGTGGTAGTGGTACAGGTGCTAATATAACTGTTACAATAAACTCCGCTGGCGAAGCTTTATCTATAGTAATAAATACTCAAGGATCTGGTTATTCTATAGGTGACACTATAACAATTTCAGGTGTTGTTACTGGTGGTACCAACTTAATTATAACATTACAAAGTACAGATTTTAATTCAGGAAGTACTTTTGGAACTATAGATTTTGGTTTACATAACTCTGAAAGAACTGAAGCTATATTAAAAATATTATTATACCAAGGTGTAGTAATTAGAGATCCACAAATTGTACAAGTTGCTGCACAAAAAGTACAACAAGAAGAAGTAAACGAAAAATCATAATAAATGGCATTACTAACAGAAACTAACGCACAATATTACGCTGGACAACAAGATTTTGGCACGTTAACTTCAGGTCCTGGTTTACCAGTAACATTAGCAGGTTGGAGTTTTAACACATTACCTGTTAGTGCTTTTGATTCAGCTGGTAATCAAATAGATTCAGTATCTAATTACGTAGTTTACTATGATAGTGGTAGTGGTTACAATGCTTTAGATGAAGATTGGTCATACATAGAAAATACAAACCAAATAGTAGTAAGAAACTTTGGTAGTGGATATAATGGTAAGTTTTACGTACAATTAAAACAGTTTGCTATAAGCAATAACTATGGTAGTTATGAATATATTACTTTAGGTGATATTATAAATAACTTTATAGTTGGTTACGTAGGTGCTGGTAAACTTATACCAGGTTGTAAAAGAACTGATATAATGTTCCATGCTAAAAGAGGTTTGCAAGAGTTTAGCTATGATACATTAAAATGTATTAAATCTCAAGAACTTACAATACCACCTAGTTTATCTTTACCAATACCACAAGACTATGTAAACTATGTTAAGTGTTCTTGGATAGATGATGTTGGAGCTAAACATATTATTTACCCTACTAGAGTAACTAGTAATCCAAGAGAACTACCTATACAAGATGATAAAGGTATACCTACTCAAGATAGTTTTGGTGAAAACATAGAAGCAGCACAATCATTTACAGATGATAGATGGGCAGATAGAACGTTAAATGTTGACAATATGCCAGATGACTATAGAGTACCTAAAAGAGACTTTTTATTAGGTCAAAGATATGGTTTACAACCAGAAGAAGCTCAAGTAAATGGTATGTTTACTATAAATAAAAGATTAGGTAAGTTTTCTTTTTCAAGTGATTTAGCAGGTAAATTAATTATATTAGAATACATATCAGATGGATTAGCCGTAGATGAAGACATGAAAGTACCTAAAATGGCTGAGCAAGCTATGTATATGCATATATCACATGCTATATTATCAGGCAGAGCAAACGTACCAGAATACATCGTGAATAGATTTAAAAGAGAAAGATCATCAGCACTTAGAAATGCTAAGATAAGGTTGAGCAATATTAAAATAGAAGAAATAGCTCAAGTATTTAGAAATAAAGCTAAGTGGATTAAACATTAATTATGCCAGAAATTAAAAATACTTTCTTAAAATCCAAGATGAACAAAGACTTGGATTCTAGAATAGTTCCTAATGGTGAGTATAGAGATGCTAAAAATGTTAGTGTTAGTAGATCAGAAGGTTCAGATGTTGGATCTCTAGAAAATGTATTAGGTAATTCTCAATTAACTGATTTAAAAACTAAAATAATAGATCAAGAGAAACAAAAAATAGAAGCTACATACAATGGTGTAACAATAAGAACTAATGAGATAAATTTAAGTGAATTAGAAGTTATTGGCTATTTTTCAGATGTTTCTAGGGATTTAATATTTTTGTTTTTAACTGATTATAGAGATTCTTCTGGTGATTTAACTAGTAATTTTGCACCTGCAGACGCTGCAGACACTAGTGTTATTCCAAATACTTTTTATTATAAAGGAGCAGCTTGTTATATAGTACAATATAATACTTTAACTAATGAATCTACAATATTAGTTGCTGGTAACTTCTTAAACTTTTCAAAAACACATCCAATATATAGTGTTAATATATTAGAAAATTTATTATTTTGGACTGACAATAGAAATCAACCTAGAAAAATAAATATTGAAAAAGCATTAAATACTCCTTGGGAAAACTCTGGAGCTAATAATCCTTATTACTACAATGAAGATCATATATCTGTAGCTAAATATTCACCTGTATACCCATTTGAATTCATTGACTCTAGTAACAATAGCACTTTAATTTCAAACAATGAAGAATTTTTACCACGTCATATATCAACTGCTTGTAACACACAAACTTCTGCTATTACAGATACGCAAATAACTATAGTTGGCGTATATACCTTTGGTACATCTGGTAATGTAGATATAATTACTGACGCTGTTTCTCCATATAAAGGAGATGTATTAGTAATACCAGTTCAAGAACAAAGTTCTGGTAATTTAACTGAAGATTTAACGTACGAAATTACTGCTGCCTCAACTGGAGTTGGTACTACAACCATAACTTTAGCTACTCAACTTAATAAAATAATAGATGCTGGAACTAAATTGTATATAAAAAGAAGAAGCTTGTCTTATAATGAAAATTATAAAGGTGATCAAAATTTGTTAAAAGATGAATTTGCTAAGTTTAGTTATAGATTTAAGTATGATGATGACGAATATTCATTAATGGCGCCTTTTACTCAATCAGCTTTTGTTCCAAGACAATTTGGTTATTTTATTGATGAAGATGAAAATGTAGTAGCAGAAACAGCTAGCGTTCAATTTTTTGAAAATCAAATAGATCAAGTTAAATTAAACTTAACACTTCCTTTTAACGCTAGTGATTTACAAGAAAAATTAAAAATAAAAGAAGTACAAATACTTGTTAAAAATTCTGATGAGCAAGCGGTAAGAGTTATTGAAGATGTTGATATTTTAGATGTAGTTAGTGGTAGTACTGGTAGTAAATATGAATATGATTATTTATCTACAAAAGCAATAAAAACATTACCAGAAGCAAATTTAATAAGAGTTCATGATAAAATACCAATTAAAGCTTTAGCTCAAGAAGTAATTGCTAATAGAGTTGTTTATGGTAATTTTCAAACAAAACACGGTTCTCCTAATAATTTAAAATACGATTTAAACTATATTAATAAACCTGCAACAGGAACTTTAACAACTGATGCTATAACTATAGAACATCCAAATCACACTTTAAAGCAAAATAGAAGTTATCAAATCGGTGTTGTTTTAGTAGACAGATATGGAAGAGCATCTAATGTTATATTAAATGATCCTAGAAATATAACTAATAAAAATTCTACTATATATGCTCCTTATATCAACGCTTCAAACTTAGCTAATTTAAACTACTTTGGTAGTATGGTAGAGTTAAATTTAAGAAGTAAAATACCTACTTCTAATACTGTTTTAAATTATCCTGGTTTATATTCAGAAACTAATCCACTTGGTTATTATAGTTATAGAATAGTTATAAAACAACAAGAACAAGATTATTACAATGTTTATGTTCCTGGTACTTTAGCAGGTAAGTTATTATGGAACGTTAATGTTGAGGCTTCATCAACAACTCCAGACAGAGATGATCAACTACCTAGTTATGTTACAAAAAACAAAGTTTCAATGATAAACTTGTTTGGAGATAATATAAATAAAGTTCCAAGAGAGTTGAAAACTTCTTCAAATGCTAATGATGGTACGTTTGGTAGTGAAACCACATTGTTTAATAGAGTTAATCCTATATATGATAGTTCTGTAGCTACTTATAGTTTTAGAGGTTATAATAAGCAATCTAAAATAAATAAAACTGGACAAAAAGTTGTAAGTATAGAACCTTTTAAAAACTTAGGAGCTTGGACAACAACTAAAGGTGTTTTGTTTCCGGCTGGGAATGAAAATATATCTAGTAGTGATCCTCAACCTTGGTATCCATATTATCCAGTTGCAGCTCAATATAATTTTCATGATATATTTTTTAATGCTCAATCAAATCCATTTATAGCCACTATAGAAACTGAATTTAAAATAGGATCTACACCTAACTATAAAGAAGCTTCTCCAAATCAAAGATTAGGTATTGAAAGAGCATGGCAAGATCTTGGCGTGTACGAAACAGAACCAACTAAATCACTTTTAGATATATATTACGAAAGCTCTACTTCAGGTTTAATAACAGATTTAAATAATGAAATTACATCTTCTATTCCATTAGGTGTAAAAGACTCTAATGGAAACAGCACTGTATTAGGTAATAATATTGAATATTTACATTTAGAAAGTGATAATGCTTCTTCTAGTAATCCTGTTGATGTAACATTAGAATTTCAATTAGTAGACTCAGCTAACGGTATAATAAACGTAAATTCAACTTTAATTCCACTTCAAGTTACAGATGGTTTAAATAATATTAGAAATAGCGAATTTAGAGTTGTCAATGGAACAATACTTCCTAATAGCTTTAAAATACAAGCTATCAAACCCCAAGTGTTTTTATCTAAATCAACTCAAAATGATAATTTTACTTTTAATTTATTAGCTACTGATATACAAAATACTACACCTTTATATAGTAATGCCCCTATAAAAATATCTAACTGCCAATTACAAAACGCAGCTCCTATATGGGTAAATCCTCCAAGCCCTAGTGTGTATAAAGTATCTATTCCAGATGGAAGTGGTATGTCTCCTTTTGTATATGTAAATGGAGTTATAGCGCAGGATCTTAAAATATTAACAGTAAATGGAGGTGATGTATTAAATGGATCTTTTGACGTTAATAGAAATAAAGAAGAAATTATATTAAAATTAGTTAATCAAGATCTGGCTCCGGGTGTAAATCAACCTGGAAATGGAGTCAACGACTTTGAATTATTATATGATTCTAATTTAAATAGTTATAATTTAAAACTTAAACCTACTATAGTTAATGGTGATTACTTTTTAGCTATAAAAGCTATAGATGCTGATGGTAATGGTTTATCTACAAATACTAACATAAAGATAGAATCTGTTAAGTTGTAACATATTTAATAAATAAGTAATAATAAGATATGGCAATTAGTATAAAGTATTTTAACTCTTTTGTTTTAAAGAAGAATGTTAATGCTATTGACACCGGATT